TAACTTCCAAGTTTGCTCTCACACTGGCCGATTATTGATTTCAGGGTGCGCCGGTATTCTTGCCGGCCTCGTGTTGATTCTTTGCTTCGGGCCAGCCTTATGACGATGGTGTACATCTGGTCGTTATCCTCGATGGTTTCCATCCCTTGGCCGTGTCGTTTTAGTGCTTTTTTCATGGGTTGCCTTGTAGCGGAATGTGTCTTCTTACTCGTCGTTTGTATCACATTATGTGTGGTATACGCTACAGCTTTTTAGATATGCGCTACACCATAGGCTCACAGGGGCTTTCGCCCCTGCTAACCCATCAGATAACCAGAGAGTCAGATTGCAGATTATCCTATAAAAGCGGGACGGAAGCCGACGACGCTNNCCGGACCGGCAGAGCCTCGAAGTTTTCGGTGTTGTCGGCCCATACGTGGCCTGGCATGCCGAGGCTGCCGTCGCAGGGGCACAGCAGCGCCTGGTGGATGGATGCCGGGAGAGGTTGGTCTGCCTTGGCGGTGATTTCGGCGAATGGTGTGCTCAACCAGTCTCTATCGGTGATCTTGTTGGAGATCTCGATATCACTCTTTCCGTTGATGACTGCGCCAGTATCCGCCCATGCTGATTCATCGGCTGCGAATTCGTTGTTTCTCGGCATGATGATCTTGCCGCTGGCCAGCTTCAATCCGTCCACCCACTCCCAGACGTTGCCCACCAGATCGGCGATGCCGTGCATTGTACCATCGTGGCGCCATGTATCCGGTCCTGATCCGGTCAGGGTCTTGCCGCCGTCGCCTGATGGCATGCCAGCCTCTTCTTCATTTTTGTGCGACTTGCCATAGTCGGTGTTGCCGTGTGCGTCTCCGTATCCGTTTTTCGCCATCCAGAGTGCGACCGCTGCCCACTCCCAGTTGGTGAGCATATGGAAGCCTGGGCCAGCGGCTATGCAGGCCGCTCGTGCGTTGTCGAAGTTGATGCCGGTTTTGGGAGTCTGGTAAGGGAGTGAGATCGCTTGGCCGTTGCTGATGATGGCTTGGTAGGTGCCGATGTGGATCTCGCTCTTTTCGACGCCGTTGACGATGAAGGCCGGGTGCAGTCCAGTTCCCATACTTTCGCTGATGTCCTCGCACTTGAATGCTGGTATCACGTTGAAGTACGAGGGGTATCCCTTGGTGGTGCGCCTGATGGTTTGCTTACCCTCTGATGCTCTCTCTACCTGCTCCCTCAGTGAATCCTTAATGATGATGTTCATGTAAACCTCCTTTTAGTGGTGTTGCTTGGTATAAGCCTGGTGGCTAAAATGATGCTGGACGCTCTATCTGCCTTGTAGTCGTCTCAGGGCGCTTACCAACATCGCTTGTTCTGCCTGGATGTTCTTTTCGGAAAAATGGAACTCCTGTTGGCTGCTCCAGATGTTGCCTTTCGGACCGACCTGCTGTCGTGGTTTTCCGTTTTCCATTATCCAGATCAATCCCCATTTTTCCGGCAGGTCTTGTGCTGTGATGATTCCAGCACGGCATAGGTAAAACCGGTACGTTCCCATTCCCATCCATGGGTTACGTCGAAATAGCTTCTTTGCGTCAGCGCGGAAGTCGGATCGACTCGTCTTGCATTCGATCAGCGTGGATGTGCCGTCTCGGAAGCCGATCGCGTCCGGAGTCTCCATGCCAAGCGTGACCAGCTCTGTCAACACGGCTCCGCATTTTCTGGAGCCGATGAGCCATTTTCCTGCTATTGCGACAAGTTCGGCGTGGGTCATTTCAGGTCCAGCATTTGCATCATCTGGTATCGGTCTTTCTTGTTGAGGCATACCTTCAGCTTGAACCCGTTGTGTCGGCCTTTGGTCAGCACGTTTCTGACTACTTCCGATCCATATTGCTTCATGTTCCCGATGAACAGCGGCAAGTGTTTTTCGACTTGTCCGCGCAGCAGCTTGTCTTTGGTCATGGTTTTCTCATGGTCGCTGTCTCCTTTGTAGTGGCCTTCCCCTGCTGTAAGCCGGTCTACTACAATGACGTTGGCAGGATTTCGGCGTCTATTGCGGTTCGCATTTCGCCCATCCTCTCTTTTCCGCTACGTGTTGAGCATTGTCGCTTGGCGGTACCTTGACGGTGATGCCGCACTGCTCGCAGCGGTAGTGCTCGGGGTTGGCCTGCTGCGTCCAGTCGTGGACACCTTTAGCAGTGGCCTTCTTGGCCTCTGTCGCGAAATCTCCGAACGCTATGTTTCTGCCTTCGAGCTTGATACGAGATAGTGCGAGTTCGCAGTAAAGGTCGGCATGCAGGAAGTGGGGATCGAGGCCGATGTTCTCGAAGACCATGCGGAACTTCCCCTGGCTCTCGTCGATCATCTCTTTGCGCCTGGCCACCTTCTGCAGGTGTACCCAGAACATCTGCTCACACAGAAACATAGTCACCGGGCGTCCGACGTTGTCCTGTACCGTGGCCTCGATGCCTCGTTCGTGCGGCTGCTCTTTGAGGCGGTGGACATACTTCATTAGGTTCCACTCGATGCCGTGATACCGGGATATTTTCACGGTGTATTTGTTCTTGGTTTCTTCGCTACTTCTCTTTTCGCTTTGGTTGTCTTTTGGGCGGTCTCCCCAGATACAGATGTCATCGTCTCCCTTCTTGTCGTAGGAGTAGTCGGCCAGCCATACGCGGCCTTTGTGGCGTTTTGCGAATCGTCGGGCTTCATTGATGTTCGGGAGTGCATCGACTACCGCAACGTTGACGTCATACTGTTCCATGAGTTCGTCGCAGCGGTCCCATGGGTCGTCGGCGTAGATTACTTCGATGTGAACGAGACGCGACTTACTCAGGCCGTTGTCGGTCTTTGGCCCCCAGCATCGTATGGTCACCACATTGAATCCGCCCATCTGGTCAACTCCCATGGCGCAGTTGCCTGCTTTGTTCAGCCATTTGAGGTCTGTGTTGACGGTGGCTCGGAGGATGTCTTCGTTAACGATCTGGGATTCCGGCGCAAGATAGGCGATGCCGAGCTTGCTGTTGAAGAACTCTTGCAGGTCGGATGCTTCTTGGTATGCGGTCAGCAGCTTCTCCGCGTTCTGGCGGCAGGACAGCGTCTGTGGGATGTGGTAACCGATCACTCTGGAGGTCGGGTTGTGCGGGATCCAGATTCCTTCCCTGGGGTTGTCGATCACTTCCTTGCAGACGGGGCAGATGTAGAACACGTTCGGAAGGTGTCGCAGGCTCGGCGTCATGCCGGCTGACTTCTCTCCGATGCAGTTCGGGAACACATCGGCCAGCACCACTCCGTCGCTGCCCTTGCATTTGCACTTGCTGTGGAACCGGTGCTGGTTGCTGCGCTTGTAGTATTTGTCGATGTTCGCGTCCGGGTAGCCTGCTGTGCTGAACTTGAAATCAATCGGGTACGGGCTGTGGCTGATACGTTCCATGGCTCGGTCGATGTCGCCTTCCATCATGCGGCGCACTTCGTCGAACAGGACGCCGAGCATCGGGATTGATTCGGTCGATGTCTTCCCTTGCATGTAGGAAAAGAATACCTGCGAGGCTCCGAGCGATCGCACTCGCTTCTGGTCGGTCCGGCGTTTTTCCCCTTCGTCCGCCGTTGGATCCTCTCCCCATAGCGGCTTGATCTCCGGTATCGATCGCACGGTTGGCTTGAACCGGACGTCGGAGAAGATCATCGCCATTGCCTGGTCGGGTAGGAAGTAGCCGAAGTATTTCCCCCAGAACCGCATCGCCAGCCAGACGAGCAACAGGAATCCGCCGATGGTCTTTCCTACTTGGGCGCCACACATCCAGACCGCCTGCAGTCCTTCCTCGTTCTTGTCGCCGGTCAGCTGAAATGCCTTGTATGGCTCCAGCAGGTATTCGTGGCCTTCCCATGTGAACGGCTCGTTGTCTACTTTGAGTGTCGGTCGGATCTTCTCGACGAAGCTGAACAGATCATCAGGGCAGTCCTTGGCGATAGATGGCATTGTTGAAAATCGGCTATCATCTGATATCAGTGCCCGTTGCCGAGCCACCTTCCGGAGTTCCAGATGGTGGGCGAGCATTTGCAGATATTCGTCGGGATATGTGCCTTTTTTATTCGATCTGTTTGCCGTTGAGCGCATCTTCAATTTCCTGATCTGTCATTTCATGGATTGGTTTCTTTGGAATCTCAAGCGTGAGCGTGTTCTTGCGCCCACTGATCCGTTCGAGATAGAAGTGAAGCGATCTTTCGCTACCTGCAAGCGCCAAGGACAGTAACTTCTGGCTGCATGCTGCGGTGCCTTTTGCCCTTCCTACCTCCAACGCCGTAACCAATTCAGGTAATTCATTTTTCTTTTGGCAGAAAACTTGATGCGTGATACCCGATAGGGCGGCTATTTCCTTGTCCCATAACCCCTGTGTTGCCCAGCTCTCTATCTTGCCGTAGTCGGGCACCCATGCTTTGCGTCCGCCGCCTTTACCCTGTCTGCTTTTCTTTTCAATTACAGGTTTCTTGTCTTTTATTTTCTCTTGTTTTTCAGCTACTTGCGACTTGATTGTTGTTTTTTTTGTCGAAGTGTTTGTAGCTTCTATTGCCAGCTTTCTTTTTCTTAATTCTAGGGTGACAGCGGCTATTCTTTTAAGTTTGTTATTTTCTGTCATTGGCTTGCTCCTGTTACATATACGCTACAGTAATATCACTTCTTTGTTCTCTGCTTTTCTACCTCGGAGAAAGGTATCAGCTTCCCTTTGTCGCCTATAAGCATCGGTTCCTCGCCGCAGTAGTCGAAGTACCGCTTGAGAGACGCTTGTGCATAGCCTGGGCTGAACTCCATGCCTCTGCCTTTGCGGCCTGATTTGCGGCAGGTGACGATGGTGGTACCGGATCCCGAGAAGAGGTCGAGCACAATCTCTCCGGGGCGGCTGCTTGATCTCACGTTCCGCTCCACGAGTCTGACTGGCTTCATGGTCGGGTGTATTTCGCTCTTGCCTGGCTTGTCGATTCTGATGATTGTTGTGGGCTGTGCGTTGCGGACTTCTGTCAGGTGTGCGATCAGTTGCTTCTTGTCGAGTTTGGATAGGTCAAGATCGTCGTCAATCACAGTGGTCTGCGTGAAGTCTCCGGCGAAGTAGTGTGCTGCCCCCGACTTCCAGCCGTACAGGATTGGCTCGTGCTTGTTGTTGTAGTCGCTGCGTGCGAGGACAGCTGCATTCTTCACCCATATCAGGCATTGCTTCCACATGATGCCCGGTGTGTTGCATATCGCGTTGCGGAATACGTCTCCGACTCCGCCACCTTCGGCGTGGGCTACGTAGAAACATCCGCCTGCCTTGAGGGCGTGGTGCATGGACGAGAATACCGCCATGAGGAACTTGCGGAACTCTTCCTCGTTGAGGTTGTCGTTGTCGATCTTGCCTGCCTTGGTTTCGTAGGCGATATTGTAGGGCGGATCCATCCAGACGCAGTCGGCCTTGTCTCCCATCATCAGCTTGTCGATGTCTGCAATGCTGGTGCTGTCGCCGCAGAGCAGGCGGTTCTCTCCAAGTACCCAGAGGTCTCCGAGTTTGACGAATGGTTCCGGTACCGGTTCCACATCCGGGTCTTCTTCACCGAGCGTTTCTTTCTTGCCGGCGTCCAGCAGGTCTTTCAGCTCCTGTTCGTCGAATCCGGTCAGGCTCATGTCATATCCGCCGTCGTTGAGCTCCTGTAGGAGTTGTGTGAGCAGTTAGTCGTCAAACATCCCCCCCATTTTGTTTGCCGCGACGTTGGCTGCCTTCTCCTTTGTCTCGCTCCAAGCCACTTCCCGGTAGTTGAACTTGCCATGTGGCGTTTCGATGTATCCGGCTGCCACGGTTCCTGTACTGTCGGTCTGCTCCTGCTTGACGATCGGCCATTGTGGGTCCAGCTGCTTTATTCTCTGGTGACCGCCGACCAGCCGTCCAGTTTTGACGTTGAAGATGATGCCGCCGATGTCTCCGTATTCTTTCATGGAGGCTTGCAGCATCTTCTGTTGCTCTGCTGTTATCACCCTGGGGTTGTATCCTGCTGGGCGGAGGTCGCTGATCGCTTGAGGTGTGATCTCTTCCGCTGGCGTGGAGACGTTTGCGAGCAGCTTGTCGGGGTTGGTGGTCTTCTTGGGTTTTGTTCCCGTGGCTGCCTTGGTCATGGCTTTGCCTGCTCTTCCAGTCCGATCAGTGCAACTGAGAACATGGCGACGTGTTCTTCGTATTTTGCCATCACTTCCCGTAGTTCGGTTTTGCATTGGGTTATCAGCTCTTGCTGGTCTGGCGGGAACTCGGTGAGCATGCCCTTTGCCATCAATAATTCTGCTTTACTCATGTCGTTTCTCCCTGATGTGATATTTTTGCAGCAGGTATACGGCCTGTATCCTGCGTCCGTCTTTTGCTGGTTCGGTGAGCTCGTCCCACTCGATGAATTTGCGGGTCTGCTCCCCAAACTTCTCGGCAGCAACGGTATTACCTTGTTCGACGGCTGCACGTCCCGCCTCGTGAAGTTCTTTGGCGAGGTCTTCAATATCTGTGGGGCTCGCTGCAAAACCGAACTTGTCCTCGAATGCTGCCTTTTCTTCTGGGTCTGTCGTCTTCATGTTGTTGCTCCTTTGTTTAGTATACGCTACACACTGGCCGCAGCGGTATCACATTGTCCTTGTTTTGGCTGGAATCCGTTCTTGTGGCGACCTTGTGAATGAGCCTTTATCATGCTTATTCTGATTTTCTCTCGGTGTTCAGGAGAATTGGTTTTCCCTTTATGTGAAATACTCAATTTATTTTTTTGGTCTTCGCTCATTGGGTTATAAATCCTGTTTTTTAATCCTTTTGCGCCTTTTTCTCTCATTATTTCACTAGTACAGCGTTTCTTTGCAGCAATGCTCTGCTTTTCTCTTGTAGCTGCGGTCACTGTTTTACCTTTTTGTGCTGTGCTGATTTGCATTTTTTGTTCATCTGAAATCGGTCCCATTGGATTCTTTTGGAACCTAATTTTCTGTGATGTTGCCATCTGAATTCGGGTTTGTTCCCCGTGGGTTAATACTCCGCACCGGTTGCTGGCTTGCATATTATTAAATGTTACGTCCGCTTTTAAAAGCCAAACCCTTTCGCGTTCTCTCAAGTCATCCAGAGTTTTCACGGTTTCCAGTAAAAGGAACTCGAAGTCTGTGGCTCCATGCTTTGTCCATGACCTTTGCAGCCATGGGGCGTGATGTTTTCCGCTGTTCAGATCAGATCTGTGTTTGTTCCATCTCCTGCTAATGTTGACGGAGCTACCGATATATTGGATTCCAGTTGATATTTGTTTTATCGCGTAAATCCCAGCGATCTTCATGCGTTTCTCCATCCTACTAACGGCTCTGGAAGAATCCAGAAATGCCGCATCGATGCGACGTTCACAATATCTTTATCCATCGGGTACACTTCGACTGCGTAGGCGTCGCCGAGTCCGATCTCCCTTTTGATTTGCATCAATTCTTCCCAGCTGATGTCTTCTTCCCATGAGCCGTATTTCGATAGCATTGTGCGGCACACGGAGACGCGGATCACATCCGGGCTTTCTTGGTATACCTGTGCAAGGAACTTGTTGCTGCGCCATACCTCGATGATTCCTGGAGGTGTGTTTGCCGGCCAACCGTCTTTTGGTTGTACTGCCATTGTAGCTGGGTGTCTGCGGTTCTCGACTCTCATGGCGAGTCGTATCTGCTGGACGCGTTTCTGATTTTTCATTTGGGGAACTCCTTGTATTCTTTGCCGTCGATGATCTCTGTCTTTGATTTCCCTCCCCATGATTTGAAGAAGAAGGCGGTATTTGATTGTTCGCACTGCTCTTTGATGTCCATGACCCATTCTGGCTGCATGTGTCTGGCGTTGTGGCCGGTCTCGCCTCCAACAATTACCCAGTCCAGCATGTCTATCAGCTTGGTGCGGTACTGGTCTTCCAATCCCTTGAACGGATACCTTTTAAGTCCTGCGGCCAGCGTTATGTATTCTTTGCCGAGGTCTACCGGCCCTAAAAGAGGTTCTGCGCTGATGAAGTGTTTGCCGGCGTATGTCTTGACCAACGGCACAATGCGCTCGTCGGCGTCCTGTTGATTGGTGACCGTGACTCCCAGCCATACGAAGTCCGGCGTTTTGTCGAAAAACTTCCACTTATGCTGATCGAAGAATTCCTTCATTCGCTCTGGTTGCTTCGTCAGTATCTGGTAGGTGTGTTGTTGGTGGTGTTCAATTATGTCCATCACCCGGGAGACAAACACGAACGGGATGGCTGGATCGAACAGATCGCCCATGCTGTTGACGAATATCCGCTTTGGGTTCTTCCATTGGCCGGGAATGTTCAGGCGCTCTTCGTGGCATGTGGGCTCGAAGCCGTTGCGGTATTGATGCTTTATTTTTGGGTTTGGGTGGCACTTCATGCGTGTAGCGAAGGATTTTGCATAACAGTAACTGCAATCTTTGCTGCAACCCGTCGTCGGGTTCCATGTATGGTCTGTCCAGCTGATGCTGGTTGACATATTGCCTCCTGGTGATTTATTAGCGCTGGGAGGATGATGCTATCCCATCCTCCCAGCAAGCCCGATGCCGTTGCGACTGTGCAGGCAGCGTAGGCTTCCACCGGCCAGCAACTGTCCAGCTACCTATCACCTCCCCAGCAGAGCGGGTACTTCTTGAATTACTTTGAGGCCTTGAACGTCAGGCTGGTTTTTGCTGCAATCTGGATCTCTGCGCCGGTCTGGGGGTTGCGGCCTTTACGTGCTGCTCGGGTGGTCTTTTTGAATGTACCAAAACCTACCAGTGTCACCTTGTCGGCTGCCTGGATAG